AATACTTTACCAACTTCTGGATGTTTTATAGCTGCTCCCAACTGAACCCAATCATATTTGTGAACTGTTCCTAAAACTAATTGACGTGATACTGTGGCAACACCACTACTCATTCTTAAATCATCTGATAGTAATAATATCTTTTTCTTTGCCATAAATAATTTTTAAAATTGTGAACCACTTACTTGAAGTTCTATATGTTTATCAACTTTGTTTCTAAAAAGTTCATCTGTAATATACAAATTTAAACTTCTATTTACAACCTTTTGTAAATTTATTTCCGTGTCTATTGAAATCTTCTTAAAAGAAGCGTAGACACCTTTTAGTATTTTAACGGTTGTAAGTTTTGTATTTTCTGAATTTGCCATAACCTATATATTTTATTTACATATATAAGTATATACAAATTTATTTTCCATCACAGTATTTACCATAAAATTCACACCATTCACAAAGTTTTGATGGTTTCTTGGCAAATACAATATCAGTTTTGTAATTACCATCCTTATCAAATACCTCATCAACAAATCCCTTAAATCCAGCCCAAGCTTTATTTATAGATGGCTTACCATTTGCAGGAATGTGTTTTGATATTCTTGGTGGTGGATATTCTACATTTTCATTTATTTTTCTTTTCAGAATTATAAACTCAACATCTATTTGCTCTTCGGATATACTAAGTAGTTCTGCATAAAACTTTTTATAAAGAAGTATTTGTGCATTTTTTACAGGATCTTTTTTCTGATAATCACTCCATCCTTTGGTTGATGTTTTGAAGTCTATGATACGATAACGATTGTAATAATTGTTTCTAACTACCAAATCTATAAATCCCAAAAAGTTTACATTATCAGCTATCTTGGTGTTTATTGGTTGTTCAATAGCAATTATTTCATCTTCTTTAAGAGTAAAAAATTTATTGAAATTTTTTGACTTTTGAAAATAATCTATAATTAGATTACCATCTTCTAAAAACTCTACAAGTTCTTCCTTTGTACATATTTGATTCTTACCACCATCGGACTCCTTGAGGTATATCTCTCTCATCTTATTTTTCAGAACCTCTTTTGGAAAGAAAGTTTTGTCTGCTTGTGATTTGGAAACACGTAGACATATGTCAAGATATTGTTGGAGTGTTTCGTGCATTGCACTACCAAAAACACTATGAATGTTTGAAGATGACTCCGAAAGATTATCTACGTAAGCTAACTTATACTGATATGGGCAAGTGCTCCACATCGAATATTGTGAGAATGAGACTCTGCCCATTATAGTTTAAGTTTTAGTTTTGTAATCTCTTTTTTATGTACACCATATCTTTCACAAAGGTCTCTCATCCATTCTCTACCATCACGAGTTGCATAAAGTATTTCTGCGTATTCCTTTGCTTCTTTCTCTGAACATAGGTAATCTTTCTTAATCAAGTCCAAGAGGAACTCCTCATATTTTTCGTCACCTCTACCTTTAATATATTTAGTATAGTGCCTACCTTTTGGAATAACACCAATATATAGTTTGTATAATTCTTTTGGTGAAAGAGTTTGAGAGAGTGGGAGAAACTCTGCAATCAATTCAATCCATTCTATTTTCATAGATAGGAAACGATTAATCATAAAGTTGCTCCAACTCTTTACATCTTCCTCTGATAACTTGTCAAAATACTTTGGGTCTTGCTCAGCGGTTATCGCATTTAGATGGTCAAATAATTTCTTAGCCATTTGGGTCTTGAATCAGGGATGTTTTTGGTGGTTCTGGTGTTTGTTTTCCTTTTAACTCTTCCGGTAAAAGTTCTTGAAGAGGTTTACCACATGATGTACACAAATATAATTCAATAGGTACTAATGAATCTTTTGGTGCACCTGTTAGTAACCTTGATACTTTTTTAAACCTATATCCCGGCATAAAGATTACATTTCCACAATCACACGCCATGTCTCTAGCATCTTTTAAGGAAATACCTTTTGCTTGAAAGTCTGTTTTATTTGGTTGTTCGTTTGTCATTTTATTATGTTTAAAATTTGAATAATTGTTGCCATGAATACTATTTCTTTGTCAACTACAAGTGCATCTTTACTCACACCATCTGCAATCGTTAGAATCACATTTGCGGTATTGCCTGTAGCGTACTCATCAACTTTGTCGTAAAGCATTGTATACATCTCCGAGTAATCATTCAACTTGTTGTCAGCAACTGCTTGACGAATGTTCAGAAATGTATTCCTCTTGTCATCTTTTGCTTTGAGTAATTCTAATAGTTTAGTTTTGAAATCCGATTCAACCATTATTTGTTTGTCCACTTTCAACTCACCTTTAACGGACTGTAGTTGACAAGTATTAATAACTCTACGAATATCAGGATAGTAAGATGTGATAATGTCTGCTACATTTTTGATGTCATACTTTACACCTTCGGTATCAAGAATTTTTGCAACTTGAATTGCCACATCTTTTTTAGTTGTTGGAGTGATTGCGAAACTCTGACAACGACTCTGAATCGGGTCAATAATCTTCTCAATATAATTACAAGTCAAAATAAACCTACAATGTTTACTGAATGTCTCCATCAAGTTACGAAGGATTGCCTGTGCGTTTGGTGTCATGTAATCAAACTCATCAAGTATAATCACTTTAAAACCTGCGAAACCTACTGATGATGCGAAGTTCTTTACTTTCGTCCGAACCGTATCAACATTATTTTCGTCCGATGCGTTCAGTATCATCCAATCGCACTTGATGGTGTTGACAATCAGTTTTGCAAGAGTGGTTTTACCCGTTCCCGCTTTACCATAGAAAAGCAAATGAGGAATATCATTTGTTTCAAGGTATTGTTGGATTGTTTCCTTTACGGTTTCATTTCCAACATAATCAGCTAGAGTTTGTGGGCGATATTTTTCAACCCACAAACTATGCTCTCTTTTATTTATATCGTTTTCAAAAATACTCATGTTGTAATATACTATTAATTTCCTGTACTTCCAAATCCACCCGTTCCTCTTTCGGTTTCAGACAATTCATCTGTCACTTGGAATTCAAGTTGAGGATATGGTATGATAATTAACTGAGCTGCTCTGTCTCCAATGTAGTATTTTTTTGAGACACTACCTGCGAGTTTTTTAAATACAGCCATAATTTCTCCACGATAACCACTGTCAATCACACCAACCGAATTTGACAAAACAATATCGGTATTTTTTACAGATGACCTTGGGAAAATTAGTCCAACATGACCCTCTGGTATTTCCACTGCCCATCCAAATCCATATGTAACTTGAAATGCTTCATCTTTCATTGATGTTACCGTTAAGTCTATTGCTGCATCTCCTATCTTAGCATAATTAGGTATAATTGCCGAGGAGTGCATTCGTTTAATTCTTACCTTCATTCTTAAGTTTTTCTTTTGATTCCTCACTCATTTCCCTAGCAAAAATTTTGAATTCCATTCCTTTATATGTAAAGGTTACAGCATCACCTTCTATTGGATGTACTTCTATTGTCAAAGGATACTTGTCACCATCTTCCTTACTATAAGCAAAAGGTACTACATCTCCATCAAAAAATTGAAAACACCACTCTGCTCTATTGAAATATTTTTTCTCTGGTTGTAAATTTTCTTCTTGCATATTAGTTAGAAATTTCTACAAGATAATACTTTGAAACAAAGTCATCAACTTGGAATTGAACATGACATAGACCATCACTTGACACGAGAAGTTTAGCTGCTGTTGCTTCTTTATTTGCAGTAAGAACCTCTTTCAAATATTTTGCTGAAAACGAAATAGGTTTAATGTCAGTTGTAAAGTCTTTCTTACAAGTGAATGTAATTCTGTTTGTAGAAATTGAAGAATAACCGATGGCCATTTTCAAATCACCTTTCTCTGTGAAAACAGTAAATGTATCAATGTCACTCAATGCTCCTTTTGCTTTAATGAATTTATCCACCATAGCAGATGTCATTTCAATTTCAACATTAAAGTTGGGTAGTTTTTTTAAATCAGGCACAGATGGAATAACGCTAGTATCTGCTAACTGATACGAAGTTTCAGTCTCTTCCGATGAAACTTTAAGACTAACAGCTTTGTCACCTGCTGTTTCAACTTTAAGTGACAAATCATTATCCAATACAGAAATCATATTCTTAAATAGTGACGTTGTATAAATTCCAACATTAAATGGTTGGTCAGTATAAGCATTAAATTCAACCTCACCGAGTAGAGTCTTGTCATCTGAAATGAAACGGACACCAAGTGTTGATTTTTCTGCTTTCCATACCACGGACTCAATCAGTCCACCAAGTGAATATTTCTGAATGAATTTGAGTAAATTGTTTTTGTTCATAGTTTTGTTTTTAAGTTTTAGTTTGTAAATATAGTGAATTTATTTGTGTTTTCAAAATGAAAAGAACTTCTTGGCTGTCTGTGTTTCCAAAGTAGGTTTATCCCAACCCAATGCTGTATAGAAGTCTACGATTTTATTCTCCAACTCCGATTCATAGATTTCATCTCGGTCTATGTATTGAGTGATGAAATCCATTATCTCTTTCGGGTCATTGTAATCACGGAATGCTAACCCCTCAAGTCCAAGTGGATTAGACCTTAGATAAACCCATTTCACTTTGTCACCATCACGAATCGGTTCGTGTTTGAAAGGACAATTGAAGAATTTCAGAAGACGATTATATGCGATTCCGGCTTTGACATGGGCAGGTGTTCCTTTTTCATAACTTGAAATCGGAATACCCGGCTTCCACTTACCATCATCGTACTTACTAAGTTCTTTGATAGCCCCACCCTTTGCGATTTTTGAAATCGGAAGATTTGGAAGGTTAGTTTTGAAAGATATTAAGTCTGCTCCGATATCGTCTGCCGATTTGTTCATTAGAATATCTTTCAACATCTTTGCCATGAAGTCTTGGAATGCCTTTGGAAATGATGACCTTACCACATCAAGACCCTTCACATCAAGTTTGTCACACGGAATACCATTCTTTAAAATCATCCATTGAGCATATCGTTTCTTTGCCAACCAAAAACCTGCTTTACTGATGTACTCCTTTTTGATTTCAAAACGATGCTTACCAGTTGGAATGAAAAAGAATCGTTCGGCAAAGATGTCATAGAACTTATTAAGAAATGATTGAGTTTCCTCTGCAATGGTGTTTACCTCTTGTGCCATTCTTTCTTGGTCAAATGTTTTGTATTCAGGGAAACGATGCTTAACTAATGGTTCTGCTTGCATATAGATTGAGTCTGTATCAATATAGACATTATAATCATTTTTGTTACCCAACTCTTTCCAATATTTCATGTTCGCCATTTCCGCAGTCTTCTTAATAATAATCTGACCAGTAATAGTGACCGCCTCTGCATTATCAATATCATAAAACCGAAAGGCAGGAAGACCAAGAACACCATACATACTATTAAGAAGAATCTTTTGAACCAACTGCCTCTTCGCATAGAACTCATAATTCTCTTTATCTCCCGCTTCACCATATTTCTTTTCTAATTTTCGGAACTCAACTCGTTGTGAGAACCATGTGTTTAATATATCGGCAATAAGGCCTGGAGTGTCCTGATTATATAAGACACCAT